TTATTCACTTACCTTATATTTTGGGGGCCTACCCTTACTTTTTACTATTTTCAAGTTTCTCCTTTGCCTCCGAATCATGTCTGCTGTTATGGGTTGACCACCCATTTCGCTCATTTTTTCAGCAATATATTTATCGGGAATATCAGAGGAATGGTGTTTTATATATGATAGTTCAGTATCAGACCATTTTTTATACTTCATTTTATATATCTCCTTGACTAAATCGGCCTTTTAGTTACTATTATGATAGTTTATTACACTTGTTATGCAAGGATAAAACATGAATAAAAATTCAGACAAAATTGTTGGTTCTGTATTAAAAGTTACAGCATCAGAAGAATTAGACATTAGCGAAGATCTTGTTTCTAGTTTCACCAAATCTATAGAAGAATTACTACATGAGCAAGAAAATACCGAAGAAGAAGTCTCTACAGGAATCAAAGACCCGGACATTATCGAAGAAGAGGACGAAGACGAAGACCACGGCCAGCCACCCCGCCCATAAGAAAAAGAAACAATCTAAAAAAAGCAAATTTGGTAAAGTTACTGAAGAAGAGTTTCTAAGGGTTTTAGATGTAATCACCAGGAAATTAATTCATAAGTTTCGTTTTGGATATCACAGTACTGAAGATATGAAGCAGCAGGCTTCGATTTTTGCGCTAGAAGGTTTAGATAAATATGACCACACAAGACCTTTAGAAAACTTTCTGTGGACTCATGTGAGGAATAGGTTATTCAATTTTAAAAGAAACAACTATCAAAGGCCAGATATTCCTTGTGTTGGCTGTAAATTTTATGACAAGCATATGAAAAAGTCTACTAACGGATGTTTGGAATTTAGCAATAAATTAGATTGTGAAATATATAAGAACTGGTATTCTAGAAATGAAAATAAAAAGAACATTATGCAACCTTCATATATAGATAATGATCAGGACTTCTTTTATAAAAGCAATGATGATTCTTGGGTTGCAAATAAAGAGATCGTGGAATTTTTAGATAAAAATATATCTGGAGAATATAGGGAATATTATTTAAAGTTAAAACATGGTGTCAAGATAAATAAGGACAAGATGGAAAAGCTTAAAGCTCATATTAATAATTTAATATCTCAGAAAGGTAAAGATGACCAAGAAGAAAGCACCTAAAAAGCGCGGACAGCTAGGATTAACAGAAGAACAATTCATAAGAGATAATTACGGAATACTATCTATAGAACAAATAGCGGAACACTTAAATAGAAGTGTTGCTCCTATAAATAGATTTATTTCCCAAAATAATGTATTCTCTAATTCAGAAGAAGCTAAGGATTATGAGACTTTAAAACAAAAATTACATGGTAAATCTTTCTGGAATGAAATAACTAATCAGTTTGATGAAACTAGTGGTGAATTAGAATATTTTGAAAGCACTTGGATCAATCTTTTGAAACAGTTTAGAGAAGACGTTTTGGCAGCAGAAGAACTACAGCTCAAGCAATTTATTACAATTGATATTTTAATTAATAGAAGCATGAAAGAACGAAAAAGACATATATCAGAAACAGAAAAACTTCAAAAATATGTAGATGACGAGTATACAAAAAGTGAGGATGATAGGGATATTCCAAAACTTACTAATTTAGAGACCCAGCTTAGTTTCGCTAGAAACAGTATTGCAAATTACACTAATGAATATACCAAACTTTTAAATGAACAACAAAAGATTAGCAAAGATCTAAAAGCCACTAGAGAACAAAGAATCAAAAGAATAGAAGATGGAAAAAGCAGCTGGATAGGGTTAATTAGAATGCTGGAAGATGAAGATATGAGAGAAAAAGAAGGAAAAGAAATGGAAATCTTGAAGCAGGCAACTAACAAATCCAAAAGTAAATTAAGCGAATATCATGAATATGAAGACGGTGCGGTGGACCAGCCTTTTTTAACCCCAGAAAGTGTTAAAGATGAATAAAAAAGCGTGTATAACAGGAATAACAGGACAAGACGGTAGCTATTTAGCAGAGAACTTGATATCAAGAGGATATGAAGTTGTTGGTCTTCATAGACGCAATAGCACCAATAACTTCGGTAGAATAAATCATTTAATAGATCATAAGCTTTTTACATTAGAAGAGTTTGATATTACTGATCCTTCTTGCGTAGCTCAAACAGTAACACAAAACGAACCAGATGAGTTTTATAATTTAGCAGCACAAAGTCATGTTGGAACTAGTTTTAAACAGCCTTCTACTACTTTTAGTATCAATACCAGTGGAGTAATAAATATATTAGAAGCTATTCGTAATTACAGTCCTGGAATCAAATTCTATCAAGCAAGTACTAGTGAAATGTTTGGATGTAACTTCAGCTTTGATCCAGATGAAGGCAAGTACCAAGATGAAGAAACACCTTTTAGTCCGCAAAGTCCTTATGCTGTAGCCAAAGTGGCAAGTCATCACACAGTAAAGCTATATAGAGACAGCTACGGCCTTTATGCTTGTAGCGGAATACTTTTTAATCATGAAAGCCCTAGAAGAGGAGAAAATTTTGTTACTCGAAAAATAACAAAATACATTGGACAACTCATTAATAATAAATTAGCAAAGTCCAATGATAAACTAAAACTAGGTAATATCTACTCATATCGTGATTGGGGACACGCAAAAGATTATGTAGAAGCAATGAGAATGATGTTGAGTCAAGATGTTCCTGAAGATTACGTTGTCGCCACAGGCGAGGAACATAGTGTCCAAGAATTTTTAAGACAGGCTTTTGGGAATCTTGACCTAGACTACGAAGACTTCGTAGAAATAGATGAACATCTATTTAGACCAGCAGAAGTGGATTTTTTAAGAGGCAATGCTTCTAAAGCGAGAAAGAACCTGGGATGGATTCCTCACATAAGTTTTGATGCTCTGATTGATGAAATGGTATCCTCTGACTGTAAGCTGTACAATGTATAGAAATTATGACGATCCTTTATATAAAAATTTCAGAAAAAAAGTTTTAGCGAGAGATAAACGCACATGTCAATGGCATGGGTGTAAAAGTAAGAAGAAGTTAAATGTACATCATATTAAAACCTGGGCACAATACCCCGGATTTAGATATGAAGTAACTAATGGAATTACATTATGTAAACAACATCATGATATGGTCAAGGGACTAGAACATGTATATGAAGCAGTTTTTTCAAAAATAGTATATAACAATGGAAAAAGACAATTTTAATATTATAGTAGACACAAGAGAACAACAGCCTTGGACTTTTAAGACATATAGTACTGTATCACAAAAATTAGATACTGGAGACTATAGCATAGAAGGATTAGAGGATGTTGTGACGATAGAGAGAAAAAAGAGTGTAAATGAATTTGCTACTAATATTACAGAAAAACGATTTAAAGACTGGGTAACCAGATTAGGAGAAGTAGAATTTGCTTTTGTTCTTTTGGAGTTTGGTTTAGAAGATATTTTAAGATATCCCGCAGGATCTAGCATTCCAAAAAGGATGTGGAATAAAATAAAAATAAGTCCAAATTTTATCATTAAGAACTTGCTAGATTTGCAGTTAAGATATAATATAAAGGTGATGTTTTGCGAGAACCATCATTTTGCAGAGCACTTAGCGGAACAAATTTTTAAACGTATTTACTATATAGATAAAAACAGGAGAGAAGATAATGAAACTTGATAATCCAATACAATTAAGGCAGGAACCTTTTTCAGACAATAATGGTAATGTAAAGCATCCAGAACCATTTACATTAGAAGAATTACAAATCACATATTGGGATCAGCCTTTTTCAAAACAAATTGGTGTGCAAATTATGAGAATTCCACAGCAGATAACATTGTTTAATGGAGAAGATTATGATGCTTTAGGAGAGGATAGATCTCTAAGCATATTTCAAACAAAATTAAAAGAAATGATGGGAGATAATCCTCAAGCATATCTGCAAAATCAGTTTCCTAAAACACTAGAATCTGATCCTGATGGACCTGGTGCAATTTTAGCTGGAATGATTAGTGCTATGGGAATTAAAAGCACTCCTAATTGCAGTTGTAAAAGACACGCTTTGGAGATGAATGTTAATGGACCAGATTGGTGTGAAGAAAATTTAGGAACAGTATTAGACTGGTTAAATGAAGAAGCTAAAAAAAGAAATCTTCCTTTTGTGAGAACAGTTGCTAAACTTATTGTTCAAAGAGCTATTAATAAATCTAGAAGACTAAAGAAAAAGAAACAAGATGGCTAAAGAAAAAACCTCTTTTGATGATGCTTGGTTGGGATTGGGTGATTTAAGCAAGATAGATATTCTTAACAATCCTATGATTAATAGGACCAAAGATGATATAGAAATGCCTGATGCTCATTTGATGAGATTAATTAAAGATCCTTTATATTTAGGTTCTACTTGTCAGATCTTATTTAATATACAGCTTCATCCTATACAAGTAGCTATCTTACAAGAATTTTGGACGAGATCTTTTCCTATGTTTGTGGCTAGTCGTGGTTTTGGTAAATCTTTTTTAATGAGTCTCTATTGTATATTAAAATGTACATTTGATCCTGGTACTAAAATTGTAGTAGTTGGTGCTGCTTTTAGACAGAGTAAAATTATATTTGAGTATATGGAAACGATATGGAGAAATAGTCCAATACTTCGTAGCATTTTTAGTGGTAATGAAGATGGTCCTAGAAGAGATGTAGATAGATGTACTATTAGATTAGGAGACAGCTGGACTATTGCTGTGCCTATGGGTGACGGTAGTAAAATTAGAGGTCTAAGAGCACATATTATTATTGCTGACGAATTTGCTTCTATATCTCCTGATATTTATGAGACTGTTGTTGCTGGTTTTGCTGCTGTTAGTGCTACTCCTATTGAAAATGTGAAAGAGCAAGCAAAAAAACAAGCAATGATAGAAGCTGGAGTCTGGAATGAAAGTCTGGAAGAATTAAGCACACCCAAAAGCAATCAAGCCATTATTACAGGAACAGCTGATTATGGCTTTAAGCATTTTGCACAATATTGGAATAGATATAAAAGTATTATTAAAAGCAAAGGGGACAAACAAAAACTAGAAGAATTATTTAAAGGAGAAGTTCCAGAAAATTTTAGCTGGAAAGATTATAGTATCATAAGAGTGCCATATGAATTAATACCAAAAGGCTTTATGGATGATAAACAAGTCGCCAGGGCTAAAGCCACTATTCATACAGGCATATATAATATGGAATATGCTGCCTGTTTTGTAAATGATAGTGATGGATTTTTTAAACGAACACTAATAGAATCTTGCGTGGCAAACGAAAACAGTCCTATAACAATTGGTGAGCAGAAGATAGTATTTGATGCTGTTAATCAAGGAAAACCAAATAGACAATATGTATATGGTATTGACCCAGCTTCAGAAAAAGATAACTTTAGTATTGTAGTATTAGAAGTTCATCCAGATCATACTAGAATAGTTTATGTGTGGGCTACTAATAGGGTAAATTTTAAAGACAGACAAAAAACAGGAACAGTTAAAGAACACGATTTTTATAATTTCTGTGCAAGAAAAATTAGAAACTTAATGAAAGTATTTCCTCCTGTTCTTATAGGGCTGGATGCTCAAGGTGGTGGAATAGCTATCGAAGAATCTTTACATGACCCAAATAATTTGGAAGAAGGAGAAAATCTTATATTGCCCGTAATTAATCCAGATAAAGCTAAAGATACTGATGGTCAAGCAGGATTGCATATTCTTGATATGGTACAATTTGCGAAAGCTGATTGGACAGCGCATGCTAATCATGGATTAAGAAAAGATTTTGAAGATAAGGCATTATTATTCCCAAGATTTGATAATTTGACTTTAGGTATAGAATTAGAAAAAGAAGGTAAAAATGTACTTGAATCTTCATTAGAGAACCTTTATGATAATGTTAGTGACTGTATTTTGGAAATAGAGGAATTGAAAAACGAACTAACTACAATAGTAATGAGTCAGACTAGCACAGGACCTAATGCTAGAGACCGTTGGGATACTCCTGAGGTAAAGCTGCAAAATGGAAAAAAGGGCAGACTTAGGAAAGATAGATACAGTTCTTTACTAATAGCTAACATGATGGCTAGACAAGTAAAAAGCCCTGATTTACGACCTAACTTTGATATGATTGGTGGAAATTTAAGAGATGTGCCAAAACAAAAAGGAGATATGTATAAAGGACCAGAGTGGTTTACTTCGGCTGTAAATCAAGATGATATATATCTTGGTGTATACAGACAATAGAATCACAATACTATTACATTAAAATAAAAATATGCCAGAAGAAAAAAACGATAAAATTAAAGATGCTCAGCCTCTAGAAAAAGAAGAGGCTTATGTTTTATGGGGAGATGATGACACTAGTAGAACTGAAGCCATGAAAGCTTCCGCTGGAGCATTGGAAGAGTATAATGCTATACATTCAGCAAAAGCCCATAAGTTTAGATCTGACTATTCTGGACTAGACACTTCTACAGACGGTAGACCAGGATTAACTCGTAGTGATTACGATTATTTCAGACCTTCTGAAAGGGTACCCGTCAAGATTAAGGCTATTATCAGAAAAGCTGACGATATTTACCAAAGAGTCGGTTTGGTAAAAAATGTTATTGACCTTATGGGAGACTTTGGAGGCCAAGGTATTAGATTAGTACATAAAGTTAAAAAGCAAGAAAGATTTTATCAAGAATGGTTCAAGAGAGTAAATGGTAAAGATCGCAGTGAAAGATTTTTAAACAATTTATACAAGACCGGAAATGTAGTAATCAATAGACAAACAGGAAAATTAAGTTCTAAATCAATTAATCAGATGTATGCAGCTAATGCTGCTGCTGATATATCTTTGCTTAGCATAAACGATAATGTAGCAGCAAGAGAAATTCCATGGATTTATACTTTTATGGATCCTTCTTGTGTTGATGTTTCTGGTGGAGCTATGTCTTCTTTTGTTCAAAACAAAACATATGAACTAACTTTGCCTGCACATTTAAGAAAACTTATTAATTCTCCTAAAACAGATCAAGAAAAACAAGTAATTGCTAATTTGCCAGACGCTATTGTTGAAGCAGCTAAAGGCAAAAATAAATATCCTTTAGACCCTTCCAAGACTTTGGTTTATCATTATAAAAAAGATGATTGGCAAAGCTGGGCGTATCCTATGATATATGCAATTATGGATGATATCACTGTAATTGAAAAATTAAAACTAGCAGATATGGCAGCTTTAGATGGTGCTATATCTAATGTGAGAATATTTAAATTAGGTAATCTTGAACATAGAATTGCTCCTACAAAAAGCGCAACAGCTAAGTTGGCACAGATTCTTGGAAACAATGTTGGTGGAGGTACAATGGATTTAGTTTGGGGTCCGGATATTGAATTGTTAGAATCTAACACTAGTGTTCATCAATTTTTAGGAGAGGGTAAATATACTCCTCATCTTAATAGTGTTTATGCTGGTCTAGGTATTCCTCCTACTTTGACTGGTACATACGGAGCTGCTGGAACTACTAATAATTTTATTAGTTTAAAAACATTAACACAAAGATTGCAATATGGCAGAGATGTCTTGGCTCAATTCTGGGAACAAGAACTTAGGATCGTACAAAAAGCTATGGGTTTTTCAAGCCCGGCAAGAATAGAATTTGACAGAATGGATTTGAGCAATGAAGAATCAGAGAAGGCTTTACTAATACAGTTATCTGATAGAAGTATTATCTCGGAAGAAGTCTTGAAGAAAAGATTTGGTTTTGATGATGATATGGAAAACACTAGAGTAAAAAGAGAACACAAGGCAAGAAAGAATAAAAAGATGCCTCCAAAGAATGGTCCATTCAGCGACAATGTATTAGATTCTTCTTTGAAGAAACTTGCACTGCAATTAGGTTTGGCTACTCCTAGCGAAGTTGGTTTGGACTTATTACCAAACAAAAACGGACAAAAAAATATTAATGACGTTAAAAAAGAAATGGAATTAACGAAGCAGCCTAAAGCAGAAACTAAAAAAGGTGTTCCTGGCGAAGGCAGACCCAGAAACTCTAAAGACACACAAAAACGTAAGGAAAAAGATTTTAGTCCTCAAATCGGTGCTAGTCTTATTATCTGGGCGAACAAAGCACAAGATGATATAGCGAAAGTTTTACATCCAATACTTTTAGACTTTTATCAAAAGAAAAATGTTAGAAGTTTGTCTAGTCAAGAGTATGATGAGCTAGATACAATTAAAACTAAAATATTATTCACTATAGACCCATACTCAAAAGTAAACGAAGACATGGTCAAGTCTTCTATGAATAAAATTAATAATTCTAAAATACATCAAACAGTATCTTTATATGACCGCTGGAGATTTAATTTACAATCAGAAATAAATGCTGAAATGTCTGTTGAAGAACAAAAACAAGCAAAGGCCATATTCTATAGTTTGGTGTATTCATCTGTTGTCCATTCTACGGAGAAATAATAATGGTAATATATGATCAAGAAAAAGACGATGGTATCAGCATTAAGCTATTAACTGCTGGTTCTATTAGTTATGCAAGTTCTGTTGTCCCAGCAGAACCTACGGATTCTATTAAGAATTTAAAAAGTTTAGCATCTTATTCAGACAAAGATCTTTATTATGTCCAATCTATTCTAGTTAGCAGTAATTGGAATAAAAATGATGACATATTCGACAAAGCAGAAGTATGGGCAGCAAAAAATACTCCTGAAGATAAACCAACAAACTTAGAGCATGATGAAAATACAATAATTGGTCATATTGTTTCTAACTGGCCAATTGATGCTGATGGAAATATTCTTTCTGAAGATATTAAAGTTTCAGAGGTTCCTGACAAGTTCCATATTGTAACAGCTTCTGTAATTTATAGAGGATTTAGTGATCCTAAGCTTAAAATTAGAAGCGAAGAATTAATAGATGAAATTGAAAATGGTAGCAAATATGTTAGCATGGAATGTTTTTTCAATAATTTTGACTATGGTTTAATTGACAAAGCTTCTGGTACTTATAAAATATTAGACAGAAATCATGATACTGCATACTTAACCAAATACTTAAGAGCATATGGTGGTATGGGAGAGTTTGAAAATTACAAAATTGGTAGGGTTTTGAGAAATATTACTTTTAGTGGTAAGGGCTTTGTTGATAAGCCAGCTAACGAAGAAAGTATAATTTTCACAAAAAATAATATGTTGCCAGAAAAAAACGAAGAAAATGAAAAAATAGGTGTATTTGATAATCAAACACGTTCACATTTAATGGAGACCGATATTATGGCCGAAAATAAACCAGAGACAGAACAAGTGTCCGAAGATTTAGAAGCTGCTAAGGCAGAACTTTCTCAGAAAGTTGAAGCCTTTGAAGTACAAATCGCAGAAGGCGAAAAGGCTAAAGAGGAAGCAGCCAAAGCTTGCGAAGCAGATGTTTTGGCCATTACAGAAAAATTAGAAGCTGATCACGCTACTGTAAAAGCAGAGCTTGAAGCATCTCTTGAGGCTAGCTATGATGAAAAGATTAAAGAAGCTACTGAAAAGCTTGAAGCTGATCATTGTGCAGAGATGAAAAATAAAGAAGACGAACTTTCTGCAATGTATGAAAAGAAATTAGCAGAAAAAGAAGAACTCTTAGCAACATACAGAAAAAACGAAGAAGATCGAATGATGGCTGAAATGTACAAGAAACGAATGGCCACATTGATTGAAGTAGGCTTAAGCGAAGAAGACGCTGAAGCTGCAACAAAAACATTTGAATCATTTGATGATGAAAAATTTGAGGCTATTGTAGCAACGCTAAATAAAGTTTCTACACAAGATCAACAGTCAGAAGAAGTAGAAGTCGCTGAAGCTGAAGAGGTTGCAGAGACAGAAGCATCTAAAGCTGAAGAAACTTCAGAAGAAACTATAGAAGAAGCCGAAGAAACTTCAGAAGCATCAGAGATACTTGATAGTGTCGAAGCTGCAGAAGAGGTAAACCTCGGAATTGGTGAAGAAACAGACTCAGAAGTTGAAAATACAAGAGCTGCTCTTGTAGATTTTGTGTATAGTAGACTAGGCAACAAATAAACCTAATTATAAACGGAGAATTAAAATGGCCCTAAAACCAGATCGCGTAGAAAGTCAAGTTGACATTTCATTTTTCATGAATACCTCGGAAACTAGAGGTGGCGTTGCTACTCTCAGTACCGGTGGTAGTGGTGTTGCTATGGATGACAGTGCTGCTGTTGTTTCATATGCTGCTACTGCTAGTGGTAAAGTTCCTATGGGTGTTCTTTTAAACGATGTTGTTGATATCGATTTAACAAGACAGCATATCAACTATCATAAAGACGAAGTTTCTGTTGGTAGCAAAGTAGCTCTTTTAAGAGCTGGCCAAGTTACTACAAACTCAATTGATGGCACACCAAGCGCCGGTGATAAAGCTTATGTGGGAGTTAGTGGTCTTATCACTGATACCGCAGCAGCTGGTGCTTACCAAGTAGGTACGTTTTTAAGTTCAAAAGATGCTGATAATTATGCTAAAGTATCTATCAATATCGTATAATCAAACCCTAGAAATAAATGGAGAAATTAATAATGTCAGATAATACTCAAAAGTTTACTCCTTCTCCGGAGCTAACAGAGCTTTTAAAACGTTCTGGTTCTGCTAACAGAGAAGAATCATTAAATGCAAATGCAGAATTTGCAAAAGCATTAGAGCTTCCACTCCGTCAAGGTGTTTTAAGTGGTAATATTTTAGATGGTATCTTTGAAGCTGTTCAATTAGCTCCAGGTGCTACTCCAGAATTTCCATTAGACTTCTTGTCTCCTGGAAGTGAAAGGGATTTTGTTGCTTATACAATTCCTAATCATGGATACATTCCAGAACGTCACGTCGAAGGTGATTACGTCATGGTTCCAACATATGATGTTGGTGCTAGCATTGATTATCTTTTAAAATATGCTCGTGATGCACGCTGGGACGTTGTTGGTCGCGCCATGGAAGTGCTTGAGTCACAGTTTGTCAAAAAGATGAACGATGACGGATGGCATACACTTTTAGCAGCCGGTGTTGACCGTAACATTGTTGTCTTTGACAGCGATGCTGATGCAGGCCAGTTTACCAAGAGACTTGTTTCTCTTTTAAAGACTGTCATGCGTAGAAATGGTGGAGGCAATTCTGCTTCTAACAATAGAGGCCAGTTAACAGATCTTTATGTTTCACCAGAAGCTATGGAAGATCTCAGAAACTGGAATGTTGATCAAGTTGATGAAGTTACTCGTAGAGAAATCTACACAGCTGCTGATGGAGCTATTAACAGAGTCTTCGGTATCAACCTTCACGACCTCGATGAGCTCGGTGTTGGTCAAGAATATCAACAGTTCTATAGCAATACCCTTAGCGCAAGCATGGGTGGTAGCGATACAGAAGTTGTTGTTGGTCTTGATCTTCGCAAAAGAGACAGCTTCATCATGCCAGTTAGACAAGAAGTTCAGATCTTCGAAGACGATACTTTACATCGTCAGAAAAGAGCTGGTTTCTACGGCTGGGCTGAAGTTGGCTTCGCGGTTCTTGATAATCGTAGAGTCCTTCTCGGTTCTCTATAATAAGTTTATACTTAGTAATACTTTTCGAAGAAAAGGGCTAGCGGTGTGCTGGCCCTTTTTGCTTTATATAGTGTATAAATACATAAGCAGAAACGCCCCAATTTATAGAGAGTAATTATGAGTGCAGCCCAGTATGACTTTTCAATAGAACAAGGTTCCTCTTTTAGATTGTCATTAGTATATAAAGACTCAAATGGCGCTGCAATAGATATTACGAATTGGTGTGCAAGATTCATATGGAAAACCAATTCAAATTTAACCCAAATATATTCTAGTGGCAACGCAGATGTGTCTACTTATAAATTTACTATAGATGGAACCAACGGAAAACTTCTTCTAGAGTTTCCTGCATCAACCACAAATGGTTTTGATTTTACTAGTGCTAAATATGACCTAGAATTACAGTCAGATAATGAGTTTTATAGTGGTGGAGGTAAATATACTATCAAACTACTATATGGAAACGCAGGTATCGTTAAAAGATATAGCAAATCAATTACCGCTTTGGGTTGCCAATCATGAGCGATTATACACTTGATATTACCAATGAATCTCACACTATACAAATAGAAACGTCTATAGACTGTTCTACTTGTTCTAGCGTTGAAATTACCAAGACACAACCCAGCAATATTGGTGTTGCTACAGGCTTTGCTAAGGAGGACGTATTTGCTACTGATATCATTGCATTAGATAGCTTCGTATTAGCCCTTGGTATGGACGGTGGAACGCCATAAATAATTAATAATACATAAGGACTATATTTTTAAAAAGAGGTTCAAATGCCCCGTATATCACTAATTCAGATCAGAAAAGGAACCACCACTGAATGGAATAGTGCTAATCCTGTTTTGGGTAGTGGTGAACCAGGATATGATCTTGATTTGAACTATCTTAAAGTAGGAGACGGTACTAGTAATTGGAATAGTATCAATCCAATAGGGTCTTCTTTACATCCAGAAATCAATGCTTCTGATTCTAGCGATAATAACTTAGCTAATCATTTTATTAGAAATTTACTATTAGATGAGAATGGTCATGTTACTGGCATATTCGTTACTAATTCTGAACAAATAGAATTATCTACAGATACTTCTCCTCAATTGGGTGGTGATTTAAGCACAAACGGTAATAATATATTGTTTGGAGATAATAATAAAGCTGTTTTTGGCTCTAGTTCTTTAGAAATATTCAATAATGCTACTGATAGTTTTATTTCAGAGTCTACAGGCAAATTAAATCTTAGGAGTCCTTCTACAGATATTGCAAATTCTGATGGTAGTAAAAAGATAGCTATATTTGACGGTACTAGTTCTCAAACTCATGTTGAGTTAAATTATGAAGGATCTAAAAAATTAGAAACAACTGCTACTGGAGTCTATGTTTTCGACGCGATTACTGCTGCAACAGGCATACATGATGCTTTAGATTTACGACTAAAAGACAGTGCTTCTTCTCCTTCTCATCAAGAGGGCAGGTTATTTTACGATAGTGATAGTCATGCAATTGTCGCATATAATGATGAGTCAGAAATTAGTCAAAGACTAGGACAAGAAGAATATCTAAGAGTTAGAAATAGCACAGGAGCCACTATTACAGCGGGCATTCCTGTTATTATTACTGGAACATATAATAGTCTTGCTCCAACCATAGCTCCTGGCAATGCTGTTACTTCTACAAATTCTAAGGTCGTAGGATTAGCAACTCATGATATCGAAAATAATAGTTTTGGATATGTAACCACTCACGGTATTGTTAGAGATATTGACACCTCATCATTTACAGATGGTGATGAAATATTTTTATCTACTGTTTCTGCAACTGTTACGGCAACCTGTCCTATTATTCCTAATTATTGCATGCCTATTGGCTATGTAATAAAAAGTCATGCTACTACTGGTTGTATTTTAGTACAGCTAGGTAAGCACAGAATCGGTGGGGGAGACTTAAAATCTGAATCATCTTTAAATTTACAGGGAATACCATTTGTTAGCACTGTTGGATCAAATACTGCTGGGGGATTACTTACAGATGCTAATTTAGTATATAACAGCGGTGTTCAAGAATTAAATTTGGGTACTGGAGGAATTAGATTTAGTGATGGTACTACTCAAACTACTTCTGCTGGTGGTGTAAATAAAGACTATGTGAGCGTTACTTCTCATTATACATTAACTACTGATAATGATGTGGTTTTTGTAGACAGTAGTGCTGCTTTAGTAAATATACATATTCCTACAGCTAATGGTGTTGGTGGTAAAGAAATTATAATTAAGAAAAGTGTTGGTTCTAATAATGTGGTAATTAATCCTGTAGTGGGAACAGAAACAATTGATGGTAATTCAAGTTTTATAATATCAAATAATTACGAAAGCGTAACGTTAATATCAGATAATTCAAATTGGTTTATAATATAATACAACGGAGAGAAATACAATGTCATACAGACCTATAGACAGAAACGCAAGTGGTATAGTTTTTTTTGGCGATGCGGCTACAGATGCTACTTTTGAATCTAATAGTGGACTAACATATGATGCTAGTGCTTCGGCTTTAAAAATACCTAATGGAGGAACCATAGGTAGCCAAGGAGATGCTGACGCTATTTCCATAGCTAGCGATGGCGTTGTTACTATTAGTCAAGACCTATCTATTACTGGAGACTTAACGGTAAATGGTTCGACCACTACTGTCAATACCACAAATACCGTAGTGGCAGACACACTAATAGAACTTAATAATGGAGCTAGTACTAATGCTAATGATTGTGGTATTGTTATCGAAAGAGGCAGTACCGGAGATAATGCTATATTTGTATGGGACGAAAGTGTTGATAAATTTACTTTAGGTACTAGTACGGCTACCGGAGCTAGTACTGGTAATTTAACAATTACAACAGGTACTCTTGTTGCTAATATTGAAGGCAATGTTACTGGTAGTGTTACTGGTAATGCTGATACAGCCACTTCTTTAGCCGCTGCTAGAGATTTTACTCTTACTGGACAAATTACGACAGACAGTGCGACATCTTTTGATGGCAGTGGTAATGCTGCTCTTGCTGTTTCTTTAGCTGTGTCTTCTATTACTGGGCAGACCGCAGAAGCTACTATAGCTGATGATGATGTAATTCTTATCTATGATACTTCGGCAACCGCCCTTCGCAAGATGACTAAAGCAAACTTTGTTTCTGGTCTTGGAGGTGGTGGTGGCAGTATGACTAATTTCATTATCACCGATGGTAGCACCCCTCAAACTGTTGATAATGGAGAAACAATTACTTTTGCTGATGGTACAGGTGCAGAATTTGTAACTAGTGCTACTAATACTGTTACTGTAAATTCTGTAGATAGTGAAATTGATCATGATAGTTTAAGTAATTTTGTAGCCAACGAACATATAAACCATACTAGTGTTACTTTAACAGCTGGTGATGGTCTTACTGGCGGTGGAGATATTAGTGCAAACAGAAGCTTTGCTGTGAACGTAGACGACAGCACTATTGAAATTAACAGCGATACCGTAAGAGTTAAAGATCTTGGTATTTCAACAGCTAAATTGGCTGCTGATGCTGTAGATGGAACAAAACTTGCTGATGATGCTGTTAATAGCGAGCACTATACTGATGGGTCAATTGATACGGCACATCTTTCAGCTAGTTCTGTAACAGAAGCCAAAAGAGGTAGAACTGCTGCTGCTGTAACTACTACAAGTACTATTTCTTCTGATATAAATTTAGTTACTACTAGCGGTAGTAATAAAACACTAACTCTTCCTAGTGTATCTACTGGTCAAATAGTATATGTCAAGAAGGTAGATAGCGGAACAGGTAATGTGATTATTCAAAGAGGTGGTTCAGCGACAATTGATGGTGCTACGACAGTTTCGTTATATGCACAATTTGAAAGTATGACTCTTGCTTGTGATGGAACTAATTGGCATGTAGTCTAGTAAATCAATTTTATTTTTAAAGGACATAATGAAGAGTATTACACTTCAGACAAATGACACAGCAATTATTGCTGATGATCAGCTGGGACAAATACAGTTTGCTGCTTCTTCCGAATCTGACGGGGGAGCAGCCATAAATGTTTCCGCTAAAATTGAAACTCTTGCTGAAGCTGCTTTTGGTTCAGCGTCCCACGCAACAGCTATAGTATTTTCTACAGCTACTAGTGACGCAAATGCTCCTAGTGAACGCGCTAGATTTAGTAACGATGGCAAGGTTGGATTAGGTACTGCTAGCCCATCATATAAATTACATGTTAATGGAGATATCGGCTTAACGAATCAAGGATTTTATGCTTCTCCTACAGGTGTTATGATAGGGGCAAGTGGATTAATCAATAGTGATGGTCAGACCACTTTTGCTCATGGCAGTTTTAGTAGTCAAGGAGACGCTCAGTGTAGCTCATTTGTTTTAAGGTGTACAACTACAGATGCTACATTTACAACAGCTCAAAATAATGGATCTGATTTAGTCATACCGAATGATACCAGCATAATGTTTATAGCACACATTGCTGGAAGAAGAACAGATCAAGTTAATGCTACAAATTCTGATAATGCTAATTATAAATTAGTAGGATTATTACATAATGATGGAGGAGGCATAGCTCTATTGGGTAGTGTTTCTAAAACAGTAATAGCAGAAACAGATAGTAATTGGGATGTTCAAGCAGCCGTTACGGGATCTGGCTCCTCTGGTAGTGACAAATTAAACATACAATGTAAAGGTGCCTCATCTAAAACTGTAAATTGGTTGGTTAAACTAGAAACGGTAGAGGTTAAGGGTGGAGAACATGCAAGTTCTGCATTGTTTACTAGTAGTCAAAGTAGTAGTGGAGCAGGAACAGTAGCAGATCCATTTATTGTTGCTAGTGATCAGATAGCTAATGCTAGTGTGTTTACTCTGAGTGATGTGACAGATAAGGTCTATGTAGTTATACAGGCTGATTGTGGAGTTAATGAC